ATTTTGCATTAAATGTTACTCTCGGGGTTCTTAACACTGTAGCAGATACTCTAGCAAAACAATTAACCTCCTCTATAGTTAATTTTATAAAGCCAAAAGGCAAAACTATAGATGAAAAAATAGATGATGTTTTAAAGATGACCACTCTTCCTAAACAAATTCATGATGCAATAGTATCGGCAGGAAACCACATAGCTCAAACATTTGGTATTAAAACTAGAACTACTCCTTCAGGAGGTGCCTCACAGTTGGGGCCTGTTTCTGAGTTTACTAGTAATCCTTTAGCGGCTGGAGCTGATCCTTTGAACTTACAAGATCAACTTAACCAACAAATAAAACAGGGAATTGTTCCCAAAAAAGGATTTTTTGAAACACTTTTTGGGAAAAAATCAACTGGCAGAACCCTTAATCAAGAGGGTAACGATATAATAGTAGGAGATGCACAGGATCGAGGCGTAAGAACCGGAGGAATATTTAGTAATTTTATTAGTGATTTCTCAGATGTTTTTGATAAAAATTCCGAAGGTGGTTTTTTAGAGAAATTAGGTCTAGCTTTTTCAAGTTTTGGGGAAGGATTAGTAGGTTTATTTAAATCTTTGCCAGATCTTTTAGGGGGTTTGTTTAAGGGGTTTGGCGGATTTTTCGGTGGAATATTCGGCGCAGCCGCTGGAGGTATCATGCCTGGAGGAGTTACTGGATATGCGAACGGAGGAATTGTTAAGCGGCCAACACTAGGGCTTGTTGGCGAAGGTAAGATGAACGAAGCCGTTGTACCTCTTCCGGATGGAAAAGCAATTCCAGTTTCAATGAAGGGTGCGGGTCAAAATAATAATGTAACTGTGAATGTTTCTATGGACAGTCAAGGAAATTCACAAACTGATAGCCAAAGCGATGGACAGCAGGGAGCAAACTTAGGCAAATTAATCGCTGGCGCAGTGCAAGAAGAGTTACAAAGACAGAAAAGGCCGGGCGGAATACTTAGTCCGTATGGAGCAGCATAATGGCACTTGGAGTTAATGTCGGAGGAGTAACGGGGTTTGCAAATCCAGATAAAAATCTAAGAAAATCTACTAAACCTCGAGTTCTCAAAGTTTCTTTTGGAGATGGTTATGAACAGCGTCTTCAAGACGGGATTAATAACTTAACCCAAAATTTTGCAATCTCCTTCAATAATCGCTCAAAACAGGAAATTGACGACATTGTAGATTTTTTTGATGCTCAAGCAGGCGTTACTGCTTTTGACTTTACTTTTCCAGACCCTGACGGAGGAGGCGGAGAGACCACAATTAAAGTCGTATGTGAAGACTATAACCAAATTTATGTAAATAATGAAATTAATTCATGTTCTGCAACTTTTCGACGAGTATATGAAGCATGACAGATATTATAAAAACCGTACAAAAACAAGACCCGGGCTCAGAGTTAATTATACTATATGATTTAGAGTATGCCGAAGGATCTTTTGCTCATTTTTTTAAAGGGCTTGATGATGACCTAACCGAAATTCAGTTTAGAGATTATTCAGGAACTGTGCTAACTTATGTAGCGATACCTATTCAAGCGGAAGGATTTGACATAAATTCGGACGGCGCTTATTCAAGACCAGAAATGACTGTAGCCAATATAGAAAGTGTTTTTTCTGATGAAATAGGCGGATTAGACTATCAGGATTTAATAGGTAAGAGATTGACTCGAAGATGTACTTTAAAAAAATACTTGGTTGGAGAGTCTAACGATTCAGGAGCAGGAAACGCTCCTGTAGAGTTCCCTAGGATGGTTTATGTAATAGATAGGCTTAAAAGCAAAAATATTATTTCTGCAACTTTTGAGTTGGCAGCTCCTTTCGATTTAGCAGGAATACAACTTCCTAGAAGAACTGTAGTTGGTGGTGCATGTACTTGGCAGTATAAAGGATTTGCTCAAAAAAGAGGAGGATGCACTTGGCAAAATCTTAGTCAGGGGGGCGGCACCGTTTATTTAAACGAGTTTGATGAGTATATAATTCCAGCTAGTACTACATTTAATCCTGTAGGTTCTTCGGTAATACAAAATTCTTACTATAGCACTAGTACAACTCTAAATAGGGTCAATGCAGATGGCACCATTACTAGTATTTCTGCAAATGATTACTGGCAAGCCTTGCAAAGCCAATCTAGTCCAGTATCTTCACCTTCCGACTCTGATAATTTTAACTGGAGAAGAGTGAGAGTCTATGAGACTTCTTTCTCCGGTACCGTATACACCTATAAAGAATCCAGGCATAATACTAATATTTTAGATTCAGGTACTTTATGGAGAGTTAAAAAGACTCATGTTTATGGGGCTGAAAGTTTTCAGGAAGGGGCTTTTTGGACTGCAGGGGACAAATGCGGAAAAAGAGTAAATTCATGCGCATTGCGTTACAGAGCAAAAACTGGAAATGCTCCTGTAGGCGGCGCAAATGTAGATCAAAATAACAACCATCTTAGATTTGGCGGATTTCCGGGTGCACAACAAAGATAAAGAGATATTAGAATACTTATCAGAAATTTATCCAGAAGAGGGCTGCGGCCTCTTAGTTAATAAAAAGGGTAAAATTTATTGGGTTCCCTGTGAAAATGTAGCAGAAAACAAAAAGGAAGACTTTATAATTTCGGCAGAAGACTACATAAAAGCTAGCCTTTCTGGTGATATATATGCAATAGTACATAGCCATCCAGATTCTAGCTGTGAGCCGAGTGATTACGACAAAAAAACTAGTGATTTTTTGGGTATACCTTTTATTATATATTCTTTACCAAGTTTTGAAAAATACGAATATACTCCTAAAAAGTTAAGAAATCCTTTATTAGGTAGAGATTATAGTTTTGGGCAGAGCGACTGTTTTTCATTAGTTAGAGATTATTATAAACAAGAACTAAACTTAGATATTCCAACTATTCTTTTTGAAGACGACTGGTGGGATAAGGGATTAAATTATTTTGATACTCTATTTGAAAGTTTCGGCTTTGTAGAAGTAGAAAGTCCACAAAAACATGACGGTATAATATTTAATGTATTTTGTAATGTTCCAAATCATTGTGGCATATATTTGGGAGAAGATATTTTTCTTCACCACGCTATAAACAGGCTCTCTTGTAGAGAATCATTACACTCCGGTTGGGGTCAGCACGTAACGAGATATGTAAGATGCAAACAGTTTATTTAAATGGCGGTATTGCTCAATTTGGTGAGAAGTGGAATACAAATTGCAATACTATTAGAGATATTTTTAAATTAATCGAGTGCCAGACTCCAGGTTTTCGTAACTATTTAATTCAAGCTTACGAAAGTGGTGTGGGATTTGACATTAAAAGAGGTTCTGAATTTTTACAAGAACCAGAAGAGCTTCTTCTCTCTTTAAACAATGAAGATATTATTATTACAGAAGTTCCAGCAGGTTCCAAATCAGGAGGAGCTAAAATACTCGCAGCAGTTGTTTTAGCGGTGGCTACTGCGGGAGCGAGTAGCTTTTTAACAGGACTAGGGGACCTTGCTGCTTATGCTGCAGGTTCAGCAGAGGCGGGAGCAGCATATTATGCTGCAGCAGCGACTGTCGCATCCGTCGGAACTACTCTCGCTATAAATCTTGGCATAAACGGAGTCACTCAACTTTTAGCCCCCGGACCTGAAACAGAACCGGACAGTCGAGAAAGTTATTTATTTAATGGTCCCGTAAATACTGTCGCACAAGGAATTCCAATACCAATTCTATATGGAGAACTTGTGGTTGGAGGAGCTCCAATAAGCACTTACTATAGCTCTTCCCCGATTTATCCTCAGGCAGAAATTCAATTGGGAGAGTTTACATTTCCAATTACTGGGTCTTCTGGATTGGCTAGTGCACAAAGCTATGAGCAAGCCCAACTAATTTCATCTTTTATTTCCCCAGAAGAAATAGAAAAACTAGGTGCTCAGGTTATAGGTTAAGGAATATAAATGCCAAAAATAACAGAAAATCAATATGGAACAATAACTGACTTAATTTCTGAAGGTGAAATAGAGGGGGTAGTTGGTGGACAATCCGGTATTTATTATAACGGAGTAGCTTTATCCTCGGAAGAAATCGTAGTAAGTCTACAAGGAGGTCTAAGATTTATAGATGTATCGGGAACTTCTATTACTAATGCTAATGGTTTATTTGCAGGCATTGATTTAGCGGGAAGAGGGCCAGATAAATATATTCAAATTCAGGGAGCAGGTAGAGCTACTACCTTAGACTCTAATGTTTCCGCAGGTTCCGATGAAATCACTGTAACAACCTCCAATTTCTTTTTAGAAAAACACACTAAGCACTTTAGAAGCGATGCTAGAAAAGTTTCGCTCAATGATAATCTAAAGCATACTCTTCGAATTGAGGGAGCGGGGCCAGACGGCAGGGAATATGTAGGGGTTATTACAGGATTTACAGGCTCTTTTGATGAAATTGCTACTATATATCCTCCTATTGGCACTTCTGTAAGCTCTGGTGCGGCAGTCTCTGTAGACGAAGTAAAAAAATTAGTAAGTATAGGCTCCTCAGATACTGCTACTCTCGACTCCGCAGTGGAAACTGATGTAACTCAAGCGAGAGCAAAGCTTTCTTCTGGAAGTACAAACTCTAGTTTTATAAACAATCAAAATGATAATACTACATATGATAATGCGTGGTCTTACGTAAAAAGAGGCTCAATAACTCAACTACCTTTCAGGATGAGTAATAATACTCCTTCAGCCTCCTATATTATTGGCGTTGGACAAGATTTATCTTTTTGTAGTTTAGGCACTATTGGAGGAAATCAAGCTCCTACTTTTATTAGCTCTACCTCTTTTAATTTTGGACAAAACTCTGTACAAGAAATAGATAAATTACAAGTAGATATAGAGTTTCCTGGGGGTTTACAATTAAATGGAAGGGACGGAGAAAGTAGGAATGCTTATGCTGAGTTTCAAATTATACTGCTTTATAAAACTTCCTCGACTCAATCTAATTTTACCAAAGAACTTATACATGGTTTTGACTATGGAGGTTCGGAATTTATAGATGGTATAAATGTGGGAGGAACATACTACTGGAATAAGGGAGATGGAGAAACTTCTTCTGTATATGATAAGTTCGA